TGGGAATTCCTCCAACACTTACTGGCACATTCGGAGCAGCAGGAACTACTAATAATTTTATTAGTCTAAAAACCTTAACACAAAGACTACAATATGGTAGAGATATGTTGGTTAAATTTTGGGAAGGCGAAATAGAAATTGTACAAAAAGCTATGGGTTTTAGGTATCCGGCTAAAATAGAATTTGATAGAATGGATCTAAGTAACGAAGACGCAGAGAAGGCACTATTAATACAACTAGCAGATAGAAGTCTTATTAGTGATGAGTTATTGCAGACCAAATTTGGTTTCGATCCAGATATGGAAAAATCAAGACTTAATAGAGAAAGAAAAGAAAGAGATTCCGAAAGAATGGTACAAAAAGCTGGTCCGTGGCATGATCCTCAATTTGAAAACGCTCTTAAGAAAATATCTTTACAACTAGGAATTGTAACACCAAGTCAAGTAGGATTAGATTTACCAAAGAAAAAACCAAGCGAAAAAACAGCATTAGAACAAAAAGCAGAACAAGTAAAGTCTCCTTTTGGAGCACCCAAGGTGGCTAACGATCCGTCCTCGGAATCGTTGCCGAAAGAAGCAGGCGAAGGCAGACCCAAACTTTCAAAAGATACTGAAAAAAGAAAAGACAGAACATTTTCGCCCCAAACCGGCGCTAAACTCCTAATATGGTCATCTTCTGCACAAGATAAGATTAGTTCTATAATTAATCCATTAATTTTAGAATATTTTGATAAGAAAAATTTAAGAAGTTTATCTAATGCTGAAAATGAAGAATTAGAGAAAATCAAAACGAACATTCTTTTTCAAACACAACCTTTTGCTAAACTTAATGAAGATAATATAACAGAATATTTATCAGCATCAACTAGTAATGACACTAAAACTTTTTATAATTGGTTAAATTTGGTTAAGCTAGAACTATCCAGAGAATTAACGGTTGATGAAATTAAACAAGCCAAATCATCTTTTTACACAATGGTGTATAGTACAAAATAATAATCAAATCTTTTTGAAAGGTTTATAATGATAATATATCCACAAGAACAAGAAGATGGCTTAACATCAAAAATATTAGCCTCGTCTTCTATTGCTTATGCTAGTGTTGCAGAGCCATGCTCTCTCAGATTATCATCTAAATCATTTAAAAGTTTAGCATCCTACGATGATAGTGATCTTTTTTATGTTCAATCTATTCTAGTAACTTCATCATGGAATAAAAATGATGATGTATTTGATAAGTACGAGGTATGGAACGCTAAACATACTCCAGAACACAAACCCACAAATCTAGAGCACAACGAAAGTTTAATTGTTGGTCATATAATATCAAATTGGCCTATCACCGAGGATGGGCTATTAATAGATCCAGAAACCCCGGTAGAAAATTTACCAAATAAGTTCCACATCCTTACAGGCTCTGTTATATACAAGGGATTTAGTACTTCCGAACTTAGAGAGAGATCAGAAAAATTAATTAGTGAAATTCAAAATGGTACTAAGTTTGTTAGTATGGAATGCTTTTTTAAAGGTTTTGATTATGGGGTAGTTAATAAACAAACTAATGAATATAAAGTATTGAGCAGAAGCGATGAGACAGCTTATTTAACAAAATATCTTAGAGCATATGGCGGTAAAGGCGAAAATAATGATTATAAAATTGGTAGAGTTTTAAGAAATATTACCTTTACTGGTAAAGGATTTGTTGACAAACCAGCAAACGAAGATAGTATAATTTTTAATAAGAATCTTTTTGAAGAAAATAAAAAAATTGATAATCTTCAAGAAAAAAATAACGAAAATGAAAATTTAGGTGTAATAAGTATTCGATTGAATAATCAAATGGAGAATAATACAATGAGTGTAGAACAAGATGTAACTGAAATCAAAAACAAATTGGTGGCTATGGAAACTTCTTGTCAAGAGGCTGTAGCTGAAGCTAACGCATCTGTTAATTCATTAACCGAAAAAAATATTGCACTAGAATCTCAATTACAAACCCAAACTAACGAATTCACAGAAAGAGAAACTGCTATGAAAAAAGAAATCGAAGAAGTCAAAGCTTCTGCTTCAGAAGAGCTTTTAGCACTCAAAACTTCATTAGAAGCACAAATCTCAGAACTTTCAGAAGCTATTGCAATGAAAAATGAAGAGATGAAGAAAAAAGAAGAAGAAATGAAGAAAATGAAAGCAGAACTTGATAGCGCCAACGAAACAGTCGCTGCTTATAAAACAAAAGAAGCAGAAATGGTCAAGAAAGAAAAAATGACCAAAAGAAAAGCTGCCCTTGTAGATAATGGCGTCGAAGAAGATGCTGCTCTGGCTTTTGTTGAAAAATATGAAAATATCGAAGACGAAGCATTTGATGCTATGGCAACTCTTTTTGCTGCTATGAAGATGAAAAAAGAAGACGCTATGAAAATGAAAATGAAAGCAGAAGAAGTTGCAGAAGCAGAAGAGGTTGTTGAACCCAAAGTAAGTGCTTCTGATCTAGATAATGTTGAAACAGAAAGCGCTATTGATTTAACAGTTGGCTCAGATTCTTCTGAAGAAGAAGAAAATACCACTCGTGCAGCTCTTGTTGAGTTTGTTTACAGTAAGTTAGGCAAAAAATCCAAGTAAATTCTTATACGGAGAACTAAAAATGGCTCTAAAACCTGATCGTATCGAATTATTAACAGATATCTCTTTTTTCATGGCTACTACAGCAGAGCGCGGTGGTGTTGTTAGCGCTGTAACTTTAACAACTGGTGTTGGCGTATCTATGGATGATGCCAATGCTGTTGTTGCTTACGCCGCTGTGGCATCTGGTGCGAAGCCAGTAGGCGTTCTACTTAATGATGTTGTGAATCTTGATCTTACTCGCCAACACATCAATTGGCACAAAGACGAGGTTCAGGTCGGTGGCAAAGTAACACTATTGCGTAACGGCCAAGTTACAACAAATATGTTAGTTGCTGGCATCACTCCATCCGCTGGAACAGATGCTTATGTTGGTGCTAGTGGCTTGATCGGTACAAGTAGTACCAATGCTGTTAAAGTTGGTCAGTTCTTAAGCGGCAAAGACACTGACGGCTATGCTAAAGTATCAGTTAACCTATAATTTTCATACACGGAGAAATAAATATGTCAGCCAAAACTGAAAAATTTCAACCAACTCCAGAACTTAGTGATTTACTAAAGCGTTCTGGATCAGCTCAACGAGAGGTTGCTTTAGCAGCTAATGCCGAATTTGCAAAAGCCCTAGAACTACCTCTTCGTCAGGGCGTTCTTAATGGTGATGTTCTTGATGGTATCTTTGAACCAATTCGTCTTGATCAAAGTGCCACACCAGAGTTTCCTCTTGATTTCTTAGCTCCTGGTACCGAGAAGGACTTTGTGGCCTACACAATTCCTAACCACGGTTATATTCCAGAGCGTCATGTTGAGGGTGATTATGTTATGGTTCCAACATATGATGTTGGTGCCAGCATTGATTATCTCTTAAAGTATGCTCGTGATGCTCGTTGGGACGTTGTTGGTCGTGCTATGGAAGTGCTAGAAGCCTCATTTGTCAAGAAGATGAATGATGATGGCTGGCACACACTATTGGCCGCTGGTGTTGATCGCAACATTGTTGTTTATGACAGTGACGCCAACGCTAGTCAGTTTACCAAGCGTCTTGTTAGCTTGATGAAAACTGTTATGAGACGTAATGGTGGTGGTAACTCGACCTCCAATAACAGAGGTATGTTAACTGATCTTTATGTTTCTCCAGAAGCTATGGAAGATATCCGTAACTGGGGTGTTGATCAAGTTGACGAAGTTACTCGTAGAGAAATCTACACTGCTGCTGATGGTGCTCTTAATCGAGTATTTGGTGTTAATCTTCATGACCTAGACGAATTGGGCGTTGGTCAAGAATATCAACTATTCTACACATCAACTCTTGGCGCTAGTATGCCAGGAAGTGATACAGAAGTTGTTGTGGGTCTTGATCTTCGCAAGAACGACAGTTTCGTTATGCCAATTCGTCAAGAAGTTCAAATCTTCGAAGATGAAACACTACATCGTCAGAAACGAGCAGGTTTCTACGGCTGGGCCGAACTTGGCTTTGCTGTACTAGATAATCGTAGAGTATTGATTGGCTCACTATAATATCTAGTTTTTCACGTTAACAATTTAAGGGTTGGCTCTGCCAGCCCTTATTTTGTATACACAATAGGACCCTATGCTTTGACAAACAAAGGATTTGCTTTATTATAAGTAAACAAGGAGAAACTATGTTAGAAAATACAAAAACACTACAAAAATACGGATACTCAATAGAGTCCCTTAGCTCCGGATCAAGCAAAAAGATAGTAGTAATTTGTGATTATTGTAATAATACATTTGACAAATCCTACAAAGCTCGTAATCTTCAAAATAAAGAACTAAACAAAGATTGTTGTATCAAATGTAAATTTAAGAAAAGAGAGGAGCTTAGTTTATTAAAGCATGGAGTTAAAAACTCGGCTCAAAGACAAGATGTAAAAGAAAAACTATCAGATTATAATATAGAACAGCATAAAGAAAGTATTATGGATTTATTAGCTCAAAATTATAGCATAGTTCATATTAGTAAAAAACTAAATATTCCAAAAACCTCATTAACAAGGTATCTAAATCTTCAAAATATCGATACTTATGGAGATTTACAGAAAAAGAAAGAAAAAACTTTTAAGGAAAAATATGGAGAAAATTATAAAGAACAATTTTTAGAGAAAAGAAAAAATACTAACTTAATTAAATATGGACACGATAATCCATTTGCTAATGATGATATTAAAAGTAAAATTGTAGAAACTATGAGAACCAAATATGGTAAAGATCATCATATGCAAAGTAATGAAATGAAACAAAGAGTTAAAATTACTAACTTAAATAAATATGGATGTGAAAATGTTTCTCAGTCTCCAGTAATTCAGGATAAGATCAAAAATACTAATTTAGATAAATATGGATACTCTCATGCTACCCAACATCCTGATGTTAAAACTAAAATAGTAAACACTATGATAATTAATGGTAACGCCAGATTATTTGACGGTAAAGGAGCTTCTTTTTGGGCAGAAAAAACGGGTTATTGTTTGAGTAGATTTAATCAACTAATTAATCAGTACGGCTTCGATGTTGCCAAAAATATGTATAGAACAGATAGTTACTCAAGTTTAGAACTAAGATTTAAAAGCTTTTTAGATGAGAGTGAATTAAATTATAAGATTCATACTAGATTAAATATTAATGATAAAACTTATATTCCTGATTTTATAATAGATAATTTAATCGTAGAAGTAGATGGACTATACTGGCATAGCGATAACTGTAGAGATGACGATTATCACATAAATAAAAAAATATCCTATGAAAATACTAATTATGATAGTTTGTTTTTTAGAGAGGATGAAATCAGAGATAAATTTGAGATTGTTAAAAGCATGGTATTGAACAGACTGGGGAGATCAAATAAGGTATTTGCAAGAAAGTGTGATTTAGATAAAATCAATGATAAAGAGTCTGATGTTTATTTTGAAACCAATCATTTAATGGGAAAGGGCCGTGGAACAACATATGTTTTAAGCTTTAAGGACGAGATAGTAGCAGCCCTGAGACTCAAAAGAAATAAAAATAATGATTATGAAATTAGTCGATTTTGTAATAGTAAATTTTATAGCATAACTGGTGCTTTTAGTAAACTATTAAACTTCGCGATTAAAGATAAACAACCCGATACTATTATGACTTTTATAGACAAGAGATATGGTAGAGGTCATTATTTAAAAAATTTAGGTTTTGATTATATTCATATTTATCCTAGTTTCAGATGGACGGATGGATTCCAAACTTTTCATAGACTAAAATTTCCCGGTAATAGTGGATATAACAACGATCTTTTTAAGATTTATGATTGTGGCCAAGCAAAATACCTATTAAAGCTAAAATAGCTTTATGGTGTATAATAATTTTATCATTATTCTAGCATAATTACCATAAGGAAAATCCTTAATGGCCGCATCAAAATACGATTTTAGTATAGAACAAGGAAGTTCTTTTAAGCTAAGTTTGGTTTATAAAGATGATAATGGAAATCCTATTGATCTTACAAATTGGTGTGCGCGATTAACATGGAAAACTAACACTAATCTTACTCAAACTTTTAGCACAGAGAATATAGATTATAGTGTATATAAATTTAGTATAGAGCCATTAATTGGTAAAATAACCCTTATGATACCGGCTAGCACCACCAATAGTTTCACGTTTAATGCTGCAAAATATGATTTGGAATTACAAAGCGATGACGATTTATATGTTGGCGGTGGTAAATATATTATACGATTAATATACGGCACAATTAATATTGTTAAACGATTTAGTCAATCATCTTCGTTATTGGAGTGTGACACTTGAGCGATTTTACTATAGAAATTTTTGACACTAAAAATATAGTGGAAATTGAAACCACTGTTGGGAA